TGCATCAAAAACGTACTCCCCATCAGAGAGTTTGGCATCAATCGTGTCTTCCCTGCCAGACCCAGAACCCTCAGCAAAATAAGCCATTTTTGATAGCGGACCACCCCGAGCCATACCTGTTGGCTTATTATAAGTTCCTGAGGTAATTTGTGGCCAACTTTGCGCCATGAACTGGCTAAGGCTCATGTTGGATTTGGCAGCGTCCTGCTGCATTTTTGACCAGTCCCATTTGATGGATGGACGGTTAAAGTATTCTTGCTGCTCAGGCGACATAGACTTAACGGCTGTCTGGGCTTCATTAGGTGCTGATAGCAAACCAGCAAGGGGCAGTAAAGCACCTATCTTGTCAAAACCAAAACCTGATTTGGCCGATTTACTCAAACCATCAACCGCTGCTTGTGACGGTTTACGCATGCTTGAAGCCAAGCCTGACAAAGCGCCGCTGGTCAAAGCCGTCTGCGGGTCATAGCCAGCTACCATTGCATTCTTAAAATTCTCACTGCCAGCCGCTAAGCCTGCGCCAAGAGCGCCTTGAGCTCCTGCACCGGCTACTGCATTCCCAAGGTAACTTCCTAAAGCGCCTTGGGCAGCACCTTCAAGTGGGCCGCGACCAGTAGCCATGCCACCCACAGCCCCGGCAAGCCCACTACCAAGTAGACCCTGAGTGGCTGCGCTTGCGTTGGGGGCAACCATTTGTCCAAGGTTAGTACCTAGACCGCCGCCCATGCCGCCCATGATTGCGCCTTGGAGCGGGTTGCCGCCAGTTATGGCAGACGTGCCAGCACCAATCAATGCACCGCCTAGAGCCGGAGCAAATGATGCAGACGCACCGAGTGCCGCACCTAGCGTAGTACCTAGGGTCGGGGCAATAAAATTCAAAGCAATTGGAAGAATCGTTTTAAACAAGTCGCCAAAACTAAAATATTCAGGCAAGCCAGTGCTTGGATTAATTGTCCCGCTGCCACCGGCTTGCTTCAGCATCTGGGCTTCGCGGGGATTTATGTGCGCTAGCATCGTGTCACCGCTGCGCCCTGCTCTGCGAAGCTGACGGGCGGCAGATGCTAGACCGCCACGAGCCATTTTTTGCGTAGACCTCTCTTGCAAGCCGTACAACACGACTAGCACGGAGATCAAGACCACAGGGTTAAATTGCTCAGGCATGTCCTCAGCATTAACCAGCTTGTCTTTGATCAGAGCTTGCCTAATTTCTGGGTATCGGTCTTTGTTGTTGAGCGCAAACTCAAGCATCTTGACCATCTCATCAAGCTGCTCAGGCGCAATATCCGTATCACCCATTTGCTGTTCAACAGCAAGCACAGCTTGCGAAAAGCGTGAGTCTTTTTTAGCTATCTCTAGGATTTCTTGCTTATTCATTTTTTGTCCTATGACAAAGTCTGGCAGAAACGTTCTGCCCACTCACGCCAATCTGTAAAATCGTATGGCCTTGGGAAATTATTTCGGAGAGACGTAGTATTCAAAAACTGCATGGCCCAGTCTTGCCAGTTACCATCCTTGTCCAACCTGCCAAAGGCACCATAACTATCTAAATCAAGCGCGATCTGGTCGGCCCAATCATTAAGCTGCATGTACGATGGGCGTGTTACGGTGGTCATTCCAACACCGTCCTGTCGCCAGAATCAATGTGGCCAATAATTTGGCCCATCTGGTAGTTGCCACCCACAGCGTTAGACTCAAAACGCACCCGCAACTCTCGGCGCATTTCCTTCATCATGACAATTTGCTCATAAGGCTGCGTAGCTGTTTCTTCAAAGATCCACTGCTGACTAAGCACCTCTGGAGCCCGAGGGTTAGCGCGACCTGTTACCTGCACGCTCATTGGGCCAGACTGGATGAAATCAGGTTCAATCGTAGTGATGCGAAGTCGTGCATCATTGCCTTGGACAAGCGACGACAAGTCAGCAGTCTCAAAGTATGACTGAACTGGCGCTGAAGTAGTGCCATCAATTTCGTCTGTACCTTGCTCGTGAATCCAAACACGATAGCCGCTTGTTGCAGGCACTGCGTCTACCAACAAAGGCGATGCAAAGGCATTGTTAAAGCCACCAGCACTGCGGCCTGATGTTGGTAGTGCTGTGTCATACCAAGTCTGTTCACGCACGTTGTAGATGACTGCATGCGTACACTCTGTGGCATCGTCCCGTGGGTAACACCACCAGATCTCACCGTAGTACGGCATCTTGAAAGCAAACACTTTGCTACGCTGGCTCTCGTTCAGATTGTTAAAGAACCAGTTTTGGTTGAGCGTGTTGGGAACATCCCGCACCACACCGTTAAACATCAAGAATCGATCAACACCGGCCCAGAAGAAAACACCGTCATAGTCAACTACACAGTCCTCAGACATGATTGATGTGTCGGTAGCAATCACGTCAAACTGGAATACGGTAGTCCCGCCGGAGAATGTGGCACGGATTACAGCGTCATAAGCCCAGAACAAACCAGCAGGGGCAGAGCCTGAGCCTGCCCTTAGCGGCATGCCCTTGACAATCTTTTGGCCCCAAACCCGAGCAATGCCTGAGCCTGAGCCAGATAAATCAGTAGGGCTTCCTGGCACAGACCAGCCCACAATCCCTGCCGTGCCATAGTAGAACAAGTAAGGGTGCAGAGATACGATGCCACCAGTCGCGTTAGCTCCGGAAGGCAGAAGAATTTCAGTTAACGGGGCGGTCGTTAAAACATCACCGATAAAGATTTGGCCGCCCGTATCGTTGCACACGCACTGGCCATTGGGTGCTACGTGCGCAATGATGGAGTTGTCGGTTGTGGACGCGCTGTACATGTACTGGAACATCCACTTGTTGTACACCGAACTCACTAACGCTGCGCTACCGCCTGTCATATTGGTCGTTGAGGCCGTAATTGTGGTCAGCGTTGCAGCCACAACAAAACCGTTCACAGACGCACTTGCCGTAGTTGCCGTAATGGTGACCGTGGTGCCAACAGCTACAGCAGTGTAGTCAGGCGATGACGTAAATGCCGTGATGTTTGCAGCAAGGGCTGTAGCTGTAACGGCTAAGCTAGTGCTGTACGCAACAGAACCAGAGGTGATAGTTACGCCATTGACAGTCACAGCATCAACAGAACCGGCAGCGCCCGTCAACAATGTAATCGTGCCTGTTGCATAAACCGCAACCGGAGTTCGGCTACTGATGATTGAACTATTTTTGCTACTGTCAATCGTAAACCGCTCTATTGTCGTTGGGCCGGCTGAGTGGCAATACTGCAAACTCTGTTGGGTAAACGAGGTAAAGCCCCGAGATATTTCAGTCAAGTATTTGTTGATTGACCTGTAGCCGCCAATCTTGCGGGGCAGCCCACGCTGAAACCGCACCCACTGGCCATCGGTGTAAAAATCACCGTCAAATTTAGTCCCGTCCCGTTTGATTCCGGGAGCAGACTTTAGTACAACGGTAGGTACTGGCATTTAGAACGTCCCACCAACGACAACGCCTGCTGGTGCTATGCCTAGGGCTGTCCAAGCTGCTTGCTGAGTTGCCGCAATAAAGATGGCATCGCCAGTAGCCGTTGACCCTAGATTGATACGAGCTCCAGCCGCAGTTGTGGCTCCTGTGCCACCGTCAGCAATTGAAATTGGAACAGACACTGTGCTGGTATCAGCATCAACTACGTTTGTGCCATCACAATAAAATATGCCTCTAGCGCCGGTTGAAACAACCACTCCAGTACCCGCTGACGTTTTTACAGTCAGTGTGTACGCGCCACTTGTGGCGTTGCTTACCCAGTACTGCTGGACGGTAGCAGGGACGATGATGGTTCGGTTTCCGGTCAAAACACCTGTAAAGTTGTAAGCGATCCTGTTTAGCTCAGTCCCAGCCAGGGTGTAGTTGCCAGTGCCGGCGACAGCAATTGACGTGTAGTCAAACGCAAAGGTTGAAGACTGGCCAAAGCCAATCGTGAAATAGTCAACCCCATCGGTTGCAATGATTGCAGAGTCGCCTGGACTGAAACTCAAGGTTGCCGCACCATTGATGAGTGGGGTTCCTGATGGATCTACTGTGACAGATCCGCCGCCGCCATTGCGGAAGCACAGAAACCAGTTATCACCCATCGTGGGTGCAGAGGGCAACGTCAATGTCCCACTGCCTGAGCCTGTCCAAACAAACATTTTGGCGCGGTCAGTGACGCCAGCCGTATAGTTTGAGTTGAAGTTGGTGATTGGCACCGACTGCGACAACACAGTCCCAACAGCCACGATACCGGTGCCAGCGAGCGCTGATGCATTTGCGGTAGAGGTGGTAGACCCAAACTGCAAAGTCTCCCAGCTACCTGCAACCGTCGTGTTGTCCGTTAAATAAATTTGCCAGATCGTTGCAGAAGCAATTGATGCTACCTGTACACCTGTCGCATCTTTGACGATAAAAGTGAAAGACCCCTGATTGTTGAATAGGATGGTCTGGCCAGTGCCAGTCTTTTTGGCGTCAGGCAGTGTGATTACGTAACTGCCGGCTGTGGCGGTCACGTCCATAATGCGAGTGGCAAGGTTTACACTCGTAGACGCCTCAGTTGGCCAGCTGAGTGTGATGTCTGCACTTAGCGCAACTGAGCTATAACTGATCTCGCTTGGGTAGATGTTTGCGCCACCAAACACGTCGTTATATATAGGCATTATGCTTCACTCCGGTTGGCTGAGCGGTCAAGAATGCGCTTCAAATCTTCGCCATTGACCGCTTGCGCTGCTCGGTCGTACATAGCTTGCCAAGTCTGGATCCGCTCATCATTTTTAAGGAAAGGTGTAGCCTCAAGCAAAGATGCATACAACAACAAATCTGGGATGTACTCGGTGACCCAATTGGTCTGGAAATCGTCGCCAAGAAAACGAGGCTGCTCGTAATACAAAATCTCTAGCGTTTTGGCCGTAGCCGGTGTTGGCGTGATCAGCCAGTGCTGATAATCGTAGTCAGCATAGTAGGCAGGGGTGCCTGTGGCGGTCTCAACTGGCCAATACGAGCGCAGGTATTCGTAAGATCTTGCAAAGATTGGCACGCCGTCTACGGTCATTGACACCGTATCGCGCCAGCGGTCAGGCTTGAGGTATACCGCTACTCCAACGGACAACGGGGTGGTTACAGCACGAATGAACCCTTGAATCTTTAGTTCGCGGGAAATCCTGCGCTCGCCCATGGTCACAAGCCTAGGCAGCTGCTGGTAAACAATTTGGTCGCTAGCTTCTGTAAACCCGCGCTCCAAATATCGGCGTAGGTCTACCAGCAAGCTATCGTAGGTCATCACATATGCCATAAGCGCCTCGTTGATGATAGCAGCTGGTGCAGCATATGCTCAGGTAGGAATTATAAACCCAATTTTGGAAACAAGCGTCATTTTTTATTGCGAACCGAGATTGCTTTGGCTTTGGACCGTGCGTCTTCCTTGCTGCTAGCACCCCACGCCTTCAATGACAACAACAATCGAGTCGGCTCTCCATCTTTGCGTTCTGGCCCAGGCATGTTGCCCATCCGTGCCAAAAAGGATGCGCGACGGGGGTTATCACCAGACTTTACCGGTGGCCTTAACGTTCCACCAGTCTCTGAATGGTAAGCTGCCCGACCTGCAGCATTTAAGCCGCCCTTTGGATTTTTGCCAGACTCTTTCATTTCTTTTTGGCAGTCTTTGCCGAGTCTTTAAAGTCTTTAGCAGTAGGTGCTGCCTTGCTACCAACCTTATTCATCTTCTCTTTACTTCCGGCCTTGATTCGTTCTTGCTTGGCGTGGATGTTTGCGTAGAGTCCGGGTTTCATTTGTTTCTCCATTAAGATAAAAATAATGCTCGTTCATCATTTCTGCGCTTTACCAGTCCGGGCAGGATTTTGCCCCCGCCCCTTGTGAATTTCAGAAACTCGTCCGCCGCTTCTTCGATCTCTCCGCGAAGAACCTTTTGACGGAGCGTTGATCGCTGAACTCCTCCCAGACCGAGATTAAAAGCAAAGCTGACGAGAGCATCAAACTGGCCTTGGGTGAGAACCACGGGAAAGAGCTTGGTAACCCCAACCTCAAATCGCTGAAGATCGCGGCCAAGAATTCCATCTACTTCGGCTCCTGAAAATACGCGGTTATCTTCCGCTTTAAGCGGGAAAGCGTCTCTTTGATCCAGAGGTAAACGACCTTGATCGGGGTATAAAACATGGCC